ATCTTGAATATTTTGAAGTATTTTACCCAGATATTCAATAAGTTCAATAAATTTACTTTTGAATATTGCTCCAAAATTTGAGTAGGTTGGATTTTTTTTTTCGTTCTTACATTCACTACGTTATGAAATTCATATAAATACATTTTTAAATCATTCCTGGTTTTTACATATTTATCCAACGTTTTTCTCTTTAAATATATCTTAGCATGATCTCTGCAATGTGGGCATGGCAAGTGTTGGCAAATTACCTCAACAAGCTTTTTGATATTGTTTAATTCTTTAGGTTCTTGAATTTGTTCAGCTATTGTGTGAAACAAACCCCATGTCAACTTCCCCCAATACAGTTCTTCTTTCATATTTTTATATAAAGATAAAATTTTATAAAATAAAAATGAACATAAACCAATCTTTCTTTGAAGAGCTCAATAATCTAAGTGAAAATATTGATTATGATAATGTTTGTCTTATTACAAATGAGCCTCTCGATGAAACAAAAATAACACTAGAATGCAATCATTCTTACAACTATCATAATATATATATGGATGCTGTAAATCAAAAAAATAACACTAACTATTCGCAATATATATTGAAACCATTCCAATTACGATGTCCATATTGTCGAAATATACAAGATAAAATATTACCTTTTCGTGGACTTGAAAATATTAAAAAAATACACGGTGTAAATACGCCAAATAAGCACTGTATGAAAATACATAATTGCAAATACATTTTCAAGAAAGGTAAAAACAAAGGTTTGATGTGTAGCAAACCTTGTGATGAACCGTATTGTAAATTACATTCCAAGTCTAATGTTTAGTCCTAACACTTTTTATTAGATTTATTATTTTTATCATGGAAATATATATGCGTATAATATGTTCGATTTTATCTATTTGTTTTGCGTTGAGAAATGTAACTACACTTAGTCCAAAGACGACATTCAATACATGCATATACCATTACAACCCTAGATATGACAAATACAGATATGGATCAAATGATAGAAAACTACACAAAAAAAAATATTATCGTTTAGTACAAGATCATCATATAGTACCTAAAGAACTCAAGGATCATCCATTACTTCAAGCAATTGACTATGATATTAATTCGTGCAATAATTTAGTAATTATGCCCACAAAAGAAGGTATAACAAAACTCCGTTTAGATCACAACCTACAAACACATTATAAAGGACATTCAAAATATAATTTTTTCATTAAAAATCAACTTAACAATATTCACAAACTATATTATCTTAGCGATGATAAAAAATATTACTTTTGGTTGTTTTACAAATATCTAAAAGACAAATGTGTTACTATTGATTCTGATATTCCGTGGGTATAATTAACGTTTCGTTCTACTTTTTATGATCTTAGTATATAATAATGGATATAATACATAACAGTAAACTAAAAAAATATATACTAAGTTTCGAATGGGAACCTGAGCCCGAACCTGAACCCGAGCCTGAACCCGAATCCGAACCCGAGCCTGAGCCTGAACCAGAGCCCGAACCCGAACCCGAACCCGAGCCTGAGCCTGAACCAGAGCCCGAACCCGAGCCTGAACCCGAGCCTGAGCCCGAGCCCGAACCTGAACCCGAACCTGAACCCGAACCTGAACCCGAACCTGAACCCGAGCCTGAGCCTGAACCCGAGCCTGAACCCGAACCCGAACCCGAATTCATTCCTTACTGGTTACAATCTTTGAGACAAAAAAAAACTACGATATTTAATCGCGCTGTAGGGGATCGACCCGAGACAAGTACTGACATAATGACAGCTACGTTATATGAAGGAGAACCAATTGATGAAAATAGTACTCCAAATTCCTTGATAAAAGTAGCTCTGGCCGGCTTAGATAACTATGCGAATAATCTTTCAGAGTTTATTAGTACTGATATTTCTTCTTCAGATTGCTCGTTTGAAATTATTTCGGGTGGTGAAAATTTTAATATTACAACCGACACAGGTGAAATTACTAATACAGCTACATTAAATTACGAAACACAAGCATTCTATCAGCTAAATATTTTGGTCGCCACTGAAGACGCGTCACAATCTGTTAGAGTGTATGTATACGTTAACGATGTAAATGAAGGAAGTAATGGATATAATAATTTAAGCAGTTTACTTACGAACACATTAATTTACCAAAATTTCGAGATAGATGAAGTAGTATATTATTTCAAAGTGGTAAATAATAGATTGTTTTACAAAAATGACCGCGATACTGAAAATTATATTGAAGATGGTATATCTAGTCATGCTACACTATATGCAGTTTACAATAAATCGGGTCTTCCATTTACTTTTGATATGAATGCACTCGATAATAAATTGTATGACGATGGATATACAAATACATTCTTTACAGAAATAGCACCTCTTGCTTGTGGTGGTCTGAATATAGAAAAAATAGTTTTTAGTAAATTCTTGAGATATATTGGTAGTTCTGCATTTAAGGGTTGTTCTTTTATTCGTAAGTTATATTTTCCAAATACGGAAAAGGAAATAAAAATAGACAGGTATGCGTTTGCAGATTGTACAGAATTAAGGTTTGTAGTACTATCAGAAAACGTGTCAACTATTCCACCAAACTGCTTTCTAAATTGTACAGAATTAAGGGTCCTTTATACTGGTTATGTAGAAAAAATACAATACGGATCATTTTACGAAAATGCTATTGATGGTTCAGCAAATGATGCAGGAGGGTCTGGTTTTTCTATTCCAATTTCATCAAATTTGAAAGAAATAGAAGCAGACGCATTCAAATATAAGAACGCTGCTAATGACAACAGCGTGACAAAGTTGATATTTCATCCCACTATCATAAATTTTGATGGTACAAATACAAATATCGTCAATTACGACATTAATTCAAACAAAATTTCTCGGGACGCATTCTACGTTCCAGAAGATGATTCACCATATACAGTAACATTTGAATTACAAGATTTGCCCGTAAGCTCATCCTGGTATTCGTACTTTGTTGACTTATCAAACACCAATACAAATGTTAATTTGACCTTCACATATACATCAGACGGAGATGTAAATATTGTAGATTCATACTATCCAGATGGTTCCTATATTTTATTATCAAACGATGTAGATATACACATAAGTAATATAGAAATAACTGATAATATCACTAATACAACTATTAATCATGTTGAAACAAACGTATACTTAGTTTATCCAAATACTTATAAAACTAATATTATCACTTCGGATGTAAACTCCCAACCCCTTTGGGATATTCTCACTCAATCCAGTTGGAAGTATATTGATTTCACATTCAAATATGCATACGAAGGTGATATAACAAGAGAATTTGAACATAACACAATACAGTTGATAAAAACCCAAGATAATATATACATTAATTTTTTGAAGCCTTTTATTGGAAGATTAATATTTCGTTATCAATCTTTTAAAATAACATTCCAAAATACCTACGAATTACCGAAACCTATTGTAATACACCCTTTGTCTCAATCGAATGTTAATTTGATATTATACTCGAATGATTATGTTATACTTGATTCATCGTCAAATGGTTCATTTGATAATAATACTATTTTAAACAATGAAAATTTGATTAACGATACAATTTATTTTGGATTAACCCCGAATGCAGGAGATGTTACAAGTTATAATATAAAATTGGTGCAAGATTTATCAGAAGACCTCTCGGTTAACGTATATACCGGTTACATAGAAAATGAATATTTGCTAGATATTTCGTTTATCTACAATGATACAACTATACTGGATGATCGTATATATTATACTAGTGATATGGCCAATTATAATATATCACCTATATTATCATGGAATGGTGATATTTCATTATCTGTACCTGATATTTCATGGGCAGACGCTAGCAGCGTTAGGCTGCAGTTAAATAATCGCCAAGTAACATGTTATTTTGTATATTATGAATTTGGTCATGTTAACGATCCTAATGGACCTACTATAGTAGACCTAGGTGATGTTATTGATTCATCGAATATTTTAATGCCTGGAGAGACATGATGATTAAAAAATTGATATAAACTATACAGTATATAACAATAGAGAATGAACTTAGAAAATAAAAGAATTTCTTGGGACGAATATTTCAAAGAAATTTGTGAAATTACTGCAAAACGTTCGTGCTGTAAACGATTGAACGTAGGTTGTGTTCTCGTAAAAGAAAAACGGATTATTTCACAGGGTTATAATGGGTTTTTACCAGGTTTTCCACATGAATCAATTATCAAAGATGGTCATGAAGTTGCTACAATTCATGCAGAACAAAATACTATTGTAGATTGTGCTAAACGCGGTGTTAGTTGTCAAGGATGTGAAGTATACATTACACATTTTCCTTGTTTGGTCTGTACTAAATTATTGATCGCAAGTGGTATTAAAAAAATCCACTATATTAACGACTACAAGAACGACGAATATGTAGATAAATTTTTGAAGCAAGCTGATGTACCAATCGTTAAACTTTAGGACGGGTGGGAACCTAGCGGGGGAACCTAGGTTCCCCCAAGCCCCCCTCCTTTGTGCTAGATTTATAAGACTCCGTTTCAAGGAGGGGGTAAGGGGGAACATTGGTTCCCCCTATAATTTAAACCTATTTACTAAATGTGATTCCCATTTAAAATATTTGTATTTTTCTTTTAATTCATTCAATACACTTACCATCAAATGCTTATGAAGAATTTCATAAATGTATTCAATTATATCATTCGGTAGGTACTTTTCCATATTAATTATTGATTTTAATTTTTAGGTATCTTATATCTTATTCATTGTAGGTTCTCGGTATCTTCTTGCCAATACCAGAGCCATACACCATATTATTATTAAATTACCTACTATACTATGACTATTCAAATTTTTAAAAAAGTTTGGAAATTTAAATATGTAGTAAAGTAATACAATGTCATATAAAATTATAGTATCAAGATATAATGAAAACATTAACTGGTTAAACAGTGAGATTAAAAATTGTATAATATAATAAACGGGTGCGGCCGCCCCTCTAACACCCCCGCCTGCTTAAAAAGGAGGGGGTAAGGGGAACCTTGGTTCCCCATTAAAAAATAAAAAAAACCCCTATCTTATATGGACATTTTATTCAAATTTAAGTTGGCTATGAGTGGACTTGCAATCATTTATGTTTGGATGCTACCACTTCTGTCAAAAATTGGATTTTCGGAAGATCATTCTACATCGGTATCAGAATATATAGCAAATCCTCCCGCAACTGGCGCAATGGCCGCTGTATCATTTAT